AAGGCCAAGCGATAATGAAGGCGACCGTCTTGTGAATAAAAGTCTGTTTAATTACATGATGGACTTATTCACAGAAGAGACCGACGAACTTGGGGAAACAATGTGGGCGGGATATAATGCCCTCACTCATTGGTCTACCCATACAATGGAAAAGGGGATATCAACCCAAAAACAGCACGATACTCAGCGCGTACGTTCTGGGCATGTTCGGGATATCTTAACGGGTGACGCTTGGCAGTCCCTAGAATTGGCGGCGGCATAATGTCTATTCTCGAAATCAAAACAGCAATCAGGGCATCACTTGCCCTGTTAGCAGAGGCCGCCATGTCTGGCGATAATGAAACCGCAGGAAAGCATTTTGATGATATCATGATGCTGACCGGCAAGCTGGGGGATTATTGCTAATGGCAGAACTTATTACCACTATCTTTAAATTGTGCTGGATAGTGTTGCTTGTTATTATTATTCTATCAATATTATAGCGTTCTCAGAAAGGAACCAAACCATGTTAGACCAAATCAAAACACAGCTTACTCTTGCAACCCGTAGCGATAAGATGAGCCGCGAACACGTAGAGAAGGCGGCAGAATTACTTGCCGCATATATCGACAACAAAGAGAAGGCAATGACCCGCTTCTTTGTCCAGCCAGTCACACGTGCTACTAGACCAAACAGCGGCAAGGATAAGCTATTAACCGCTCTTAGGATTAGGGTTTATCCTGTCACAATCAACACGCTTGCCAGCGATGCAGGTATTACCAAAGCTAGCGCATATACCTATATCAAGGAATTGCGTCAGGATGGTTACGCAATCGAAAGCATACGGGCTGGAACCCGCAAAGGTAAATATCAGCTTGCCAGAAAGGGGGCGTAGTCATGGCAACAACCGATATCATAACCGCGGTAGCGAGTGAGATTGACGACCGCGAACTACTCAGCAGGTCAGAGATTGAGGACTTTATTCAATCAGAACTTGATTACCGGCTTGAGGATATGGTAATAGAAATTATCAAGAACCGTCTTAGCTTTGACGTTTCAATCACAGAGTAAAGGAAGAGACCATGAACAAAGAGATGATAGACTACAACATCACCAGCGATAACGCCGACCAGCTTGCCGTCGTACCTGTCGAGCAATTACGGCTTATTCACAATATGGTGAGCCAGCTTGATAATCAGGTGAACGTATTGAAAGCCAGCCTTGAGGCGTTCGGGGTGTCTGGTTATTCATTCGAGAAGACGGTAAAGACCGTTGCAGATATCGAGATAAAGAAGGGGGCCAAGTGATGGTAGACCGTTACGGGTTTGTGGCGTTCTATGCCTGTTTGTTTCTTTGTTTGGTAACGATTATAGCCTGCTCTTAGAAACATACGATTTTCTCCCAGAAGCACCCGTCAATAGTCTTGGCGGGTGTTTTTGTATGGGGGAAGCGATAAAGAGCCTAGCAGTTGATATCACGGGATAAACTGGCGGGTGATGATATGGGTTATTGCTAATATATTAGCGGGGGAAAGATACCCTATCGGGATAACCCATACCGAAAACTTGTCAGTCCATATTAAAAAAACACCCTTGTGACGCAGTATAATACAGCGCGGGGGTGTTCATCTTGTATGTTTTGTTGGGTTATTGCGTAAGACAACATTGGCAATGTTATTTGGCTGTCAAGGGGGTGCAAGGGCCACCGGGGGGGTACGGGTACTTGTTAGCAAAGCTGCCATATTTTTTTATTATTTTGGTAATTCATACAGAAAAGGGGTACGCCCGAAAACATACCCCGCTAGCAACCCCTCTATGTAAGCAAAACATACCCCACTGGGGTAGTTATGGGGGATATGGTGTATATCCCGGCGGGGTATACCCGATTGTACTGTCGTATTCGCGTTCTGTCAACCCCAATTATGCACTTGACACATTTTTTCTTGACATGTGTGGTGTAAGTTACTATTATAACTATGAAGAGTTGCATTTCACTAGCGAATGTCCCCACAAACCCATATATATTTACATAAACGGACAGTAATCGGCTAGAAAGTGCCGCAACTCTCACTCATTCCAAGGACAAAGTATGAATCTTTTAGCTCAACAGCACAAAAAGCGCGAGTTGACTCCCCAACAATGTACGTTTCTGGACGTTCTATTTGAAAATGGAGGTAATGTGACCGAAGCAGCACTAGCTGCAGGCTATTCTCGTGGGTCTACTACGTGGCTAAAGGACACATTGGCTGACGAAATCATACAACGTACCAAAAACATACTTTCTGTGAACGCTCTGAAGGCAGCAAATCGACTTGTCACTACGATTGACAACCCCGTACCCGACAGAGGGGATGATTTGCGCCTCAGAGCCGCCGAATCGCTACTAAATCGCGTAGGCGTAGCAAAACAAGAGACAATGAACCACAACGTGCAAGCTATACATGGTGTAGTTCTGCTACCACCAAAGAAAGAGATGGTCATAGATGGTTGATGTAAACAAAATGAATATGACAGAGCTTGATGCGGCTATAAAAAGTGGCACACTCACCGAAAGTGAAGAGAAACAAGCCAGAAAACGACTAGATGACCTCTCAAACAGAGGAAACACAAGCGAACAAGATAAAGAAGACATCATCGAAGACATACAAAGAAGAGATTACCTAGAGGGTCGTCAGACTCTAGCACATGGCGGAAAGGCCTGTCGTGGACGTAAGGCAGCTAGTTCGGCAGAAAAAGATGCCTAGAGAACACGGTGGCGAAAACACCGGAGAAAAAACTAAGTATGGTCGCCCCCTCTACAAAAAGAATGGGGAGCTATTCTCTGAGCGTTCATACACATTCCAAATAGATGACAAGCATGTTAATGTACCTAGTGTGCATGGTAAGTACGAGTACAACGAAGATGAGCTATACGACGCAGTTGTAGATGGAAAGATTAAGCCCACGTCTGCTCACGGCAGTCATGTAGAGGCAAGAAAAGCTGCTATCAACCGCAGCAAGGACATGTTTAAGGAACATCGTGGAAGAAAAGCAGCAAGCACCGCCGAAACAACGGGGTAGACCCAAAAAGGACCCCAACGCTCCTAAAGCTATCTACAACGTGTCTCGCGCAGAGAAAGCACGACGTGCTGCACAGAAGAAAGTACGTGACGCTAAGAAACGTGCTGTAAAAGCCACTGAGAAGGCCGAGAACAAGCGTAGCTATGCTCGTAAGGTAGAAGCCTCCACCGTAAAGGTAGAACAGGCCCTACAGGGCGTTAAAACGGCAGTAATCGACAAGTCTGATTTAGAAAACATACCCGCAGCCGTATCTGAACTGGTCCAAGACTATGAAGTTGTATTCGAGCCTAACCCCGGACCTCAGGAAGAGTTCCTCTCATCCAGCGAAAGGGATGTACTATATGGAGGAGCAGCAGGCGGCGGCAAAAGTTTTGCTCTTCTCGCTGACCCTCTTCGCTATTGCCACAATCCTAACCATCGTGGCTTGCTTCTCAGACGTACTCTGGACGAACTAACCGAACTGATTGACAAATCACGCCAGCTATACACCAAAGCGTTTCCCGGAGCTAAGTTTCGTGAGTCGAAGTCCACATGGCACTTTCCATCAGGGGCAACCATCTGGTTTACGTACCTAGACAAAGACAAGGACGTAACTCGCTTCCAAGGACAGGCGTTTAACTGGATAGGCATCGACGAGATTACCCAGTACCCCACGCCGTACGTCTGGGACTATCTTCGTTCTCGTTTGCGTACGACAGACCCAGAGTTGCAGAAAAGCCTTTACATGCGATGCACAGCCAACCCCGGTGGCATCGGCGGCTGGTGGGTTAAGAAAACATACATTGATGGGATTGAACCTAACAAGCCCTTCACTGCCTTCGATATAGAAACACAGAAGCCATTCGTATACCCCTCTAACCACAAAAGGGCAGGCGAGGCTCTTTTCTACCGTAAGTTCGTTCCGGCTCGTCTGACAGACAATCCCTTCCTTATGGAAGATGGTCAGTACGAAGCTATGCTGCTCTCTCTACCAGAGGTGGAGCGCAAGCGACTTCTAGACGGAGACTGGGACGTAGCAGAGGGCGCAGCCTTTCCAGAGTTCTCTCGTGCTAAACATGTGGTTGAACCTTTTGACTTGCCGACTAACTGGCCCCGCATCCGCGCTGCCGATTATGGTTATGCCAGTCCATCTTGTGTCCTTTGGGGTGCAATCGACTGGGATAATAATATCTGGATATATAGAGAATTATACCAAAAGCACTTGACAGCAGAAGAACTGGCTGATAAAATACTAGAAGCAGAGCAACTTGACCCTCTTCCCCACTATACCGTACTCGATTCGTCTTGCTGGAACAAGACAGGCTTTGGTCCATCCATAGCAGAGACTATGATGAGAGTGGGCGTACGATGGACACCTTCTGATAGAAATAGAATCCAAGGTAAGATGGAACTACACAGACGGCTGGCTCTCGAACCGTATTCGCAAGAGCCTAGACTGCGTATCTTTGCTAACTGTCAAAACACAATCAAGCAGCTTACGGGTATACCACTGTCCAAAACAAACAGCGAAGATGTAGACACCAAGGCTGAAGACCACGCATACGATGCCCTACGCTACATGATGATGACACGCATGAGTGGGTACGCTTCCATACACAGACAACTGGGTGCGATTAAGAACCACGTCCACCAAGTACAAGATGAAGTATTCGGATACTGATGGCTACTAAAAAACAACAAGCAAGAATAGCTGAATTTAACGTTCTGAAGAATGGCTTGTTTCCCGACGGAAACATTCCTTCTATGGATGAAATTCAGTCTCGCATAGGTAGCGGCAACTTTACTGTTCGTGAAGGTATGATTGCTCGTCTGTACAAGAACGGTGTACCAGTAGACCCCTTTCTTCTCAAAGACGATAGCACAAAAGAGTTCGCTACTAGTTTACAAAAGGCTTTTTCAAACCCTACTAAAGTTGCTAGAAACATCGAAGGCTTATCGGGTGTAGTAAAAAAGTTAAATACCGCTGGTATATCTCTCGACTCTTCTTTTGCAGAATTAGAAGTTGCAAGTCGTTCTTCTAGTTTTAAAACAGACATTCGTTCGAACATAGTTAGCCCTATAGCAGAAGATGCCAAGGCTGTTCTTGCTGGTAATGTAAAAAGAACCACAACAGGAACTAGAAAGCTAGCAAAGGGTGCGATACCCATTGGCGTTCTTGAAGGCATTATGGAAGGTATAGGAAAAATTCCTGACCCTGTAATGCGAGACGCAGTTGTGGCTAGTATGCTGGGCTACAGAGGAACGGATTTAGCGGGTATTGTAACTACCGCAGAGCAAGCTGAAGAAATGTATCCTGCTCGTCCCTACTACAATATACAGTCAGGAACTATGATGTCTCCTGACGTTGAGGTAGGACAGGGTAGAAAAGGAAAAGGGCCAGACAAGCCCCTTGGTCCTGTAATGCAGCAGATTATGAACAGAAGA